TATTTTACATTGGCAATATATACGAGCGTGTGCGTGTGTGCATGTGTGATGTATATCTACTCATAAGAAAAAAAGTAACTACAAGTGACTACACTGACTACAACCGCCTCCACGCTATCAAAAAGGGCGTTTTTTGTAGTCACTTCTCAAAAACCAAAGTGACTACAAGTGACTACGCTTAGACCCTACCAAAACCAAGCCATTGACCAAATGCGGACAAGTATCGCAGAGGGCAAGAGGCACATCATCCTATGCGCCCCAACGGGGAGCGGCAAGACCGTCATGTTCACCTTTATGGTGGCATCGGCCCTCCAGCGGGGGAAACGGTGCATCATCTTCACTGATCGGGTTGAACTGTTGAAACAATCCAACGGTGCGCTGGATCAGTTCGGGATCCTGCCGACCCTTATTGAAGCAGGGAAGCCCCGACTGGATGTTTCGGGGAACTGCTTCATTGCTATGGCGCAGACCTACGCCCGACGCAAGAACAAGGCCGACTATGCCGACCTAATGGCGGGCATGGACCTGGTGATCATTGACGAAGCCCACAAGCAGACCTTCAATCCGCTACTTGCAAGCATCCCCGCCAAGGCCGTGGTCATCGGGGCTACTGCAACGCCACTGCGTCGTGGGAACCAAGAGTGCCTATCCAAGTTCTACCAAACGCTCCACAACCCTGTGCAGGTCGGGGAACTGATACGCCAAGGGTTCCTTGCCAGTCCTGTCACCTACGGGACAAACTTGGACCTATCGGGAATCGGGATGTGGGGCGATGACTACGACACCCAGCAGATGGCGACCGTGTACTCCAAGCGGAGGGTGTTTGACGGCGTTGTCAAAAACTACGGGAGGCATTGCAGGGGCAAGAAGGCGATCCTGTTTGCCAGCAACATTGCATCCAGTATGGAAGTATGTGCCGCTTTGCAGAACGCAGGCCACAACGCCCGCCATGTGGATGGGAACATGGGCAAGCAGGAACGGGCCGATGTGCTTGCTTGGTTCAAGCATACCCCCGATGCTATCCTTTGCAACTGTGACTTAATGACCACGGGCTTTGACGAGCCAACCATTGAGGTGGTGATCCTTTACCGTGCGACCGCAAGCCTTCCTCTATTCATGCAGATGGTGGGCCGTGGTTCCAGAATAACCCCAACCAAGCGGGAGTTCACGATCCTTGACTTCGGCAACAATGTGAACCACCACGGGTTTTGGGAAGCAAACCGTGATTGGTCATTGAAGAAGAAACGCAAGAAGAAATCCGATGGCGTTGGCGGGGCGAAGAACTGCAAGGGCTGCGAGGCGATTATCCCCGTGGGGGCGATGAAGTGCAAGCATTGCGGCTACGAGTACCAGCGTAAGCCCCAAGAGCAGGGCGAAATGGTGGACCTGCACCTGATGACCAAGGCCCAGGGCATGCAGTTGGCCACGACCAGCAGCATGTACCAAAAGGCACAACTGGCGAAGGCCAAAGTAATTTCGCCGTTCTGGGTCCTGCACAACCAATGCAAGAGCAAAGCCGAAGCCTTGGAGTTCATTCGTTTTATGGGATGGAAGCCAGGATGGGCCTTCCACAATAAAGACCGTTTTCCAATCCTCAAATAATCCCATGCAAGAGTTCAAGATTCAAGCCGAGTGCTTCCAATGGCACTGGAACAACTTCCCCGACGAGCGTGGTCGCTTGTTTACAGTAAACAACAACGCCCCGTCTGCCTATGCGGGAAGCGTGATGAAAGCCATGGGCGTGGTTGCGGGGGTGAGCGACATGATATACCTGTCCGCCGCTGGTGCCGTGTTCTTGGAGTTCAAAGACCCCAAGGGCAAGCAGTCCCTGTCCCAAAAGTGGTGGCAGGGGGTGGTCCAAGAAGCAGGTTATCGATACGAGGTCATCCGAAGCATTGAGGATTTTCAAAGAGTGGTAGCAAGTGTGGAATAGTTGTGTAAATTTGCGCTATACGCAAGAGCATACAATGAATGAGAAATCGGTCAATAAGCACCCTTATCGCATATAATGAATGATAAATCCGTCAGCCTCTGGTCTTACCAAACCTCCCCCAGCGTCAGCCTATAAGTTGACATAAAATACCCAAAACCCCGCAAATTGTCCCATATAAACCCAAAACCCATGAAAACCACACCGACTGATTTTATTGCGTACCTCAAGCAAATCCCTGAAAACTCTGGTCAGTTAGTAGATTTAAAACATTCTGACGGAATGCTAAGGTGTTACTTTATGTGGTTTTATACGGAGTCAAAAATAGATTTAAAGCCAATTAACAACATTAACATAGTCAGCGTCAATGAAAGGGATTTTGATAAGATATTTCCTGTTTTTAATAATTAAATCAAAAACGCATGAACTGGATAGAATTTAAAAAACCCACAAAAAAGGCAAATAACTTTATTTGGGTTGAGTGTATTGTTGAAATCAAGAACAATATAACTAAGGAAATACGAGAATATGAAACAGCCGAAATTTTAGAAATAGGTAAGGAACATCCGTCGGTTTTTATTTGGCAATATGGTAATTATTCTTGCGATTGCAATAGGTCTTCGTTTTTTAAGCGAGCAAAAGACAAAGATGTTGAAGATGATTTTGTTGTTGAATGTAGCGATGGGATGTTTTCAGTTAATTTAAAAAACAAAAAAAACGGAAAGCGATACTATGAAGAATATGTCGCATAAGTTACACGTTTTTATCAATCACATTTATTCACAACCTTTTTCAATTAACCCAACCCCATGAAAACCACACCAACCGATTTCCGACGCTGGCAACTCCACATCCGCAAGGAGTGCGTGTCTTGCAGCCGCCCCGACCGCTCCGAAACTATTTCTCCGTGGAGAGTGAACTGGACCCTGCTCGGTCGCATCCTTCAAGCCAAAAACGCATGACCATGCCCTGGATAAGACCCCAAGACCAAATGCCCGAATTTGACGAACCCGTGCTGATTACCGACAACGAAGGACTGCAAATCGTTGCTTGGTATTCTGTAAGCAACAATATGTGGTACTCCGAGAACCACGCTTGGTTCACCAGCGAAGTCCTTTATTGGATGCCCATCCCCGAAATTGTTTAACCCATGACCCCAGCCCTCATCCATCATCTCGTTGACACCACCGCAATGATATTCGGCATAACCCCCGACCAGGTGCGCTCCGCATCAAGGGAACGGCCCTGCGTAATCGCTCGGAACATCGTGGCCGACATCGCATACAACGAATACCTATTCACCTACATGGCTATCGGGAAGGAGTTGAACCGCCACTACTCCACGATAATTATAAACCTGGAATCCTTCCACAACGACTGCAAGGCCAAGCCGCAACTCCGTTACCTTCGCAGGCAAGTTTTCAACAACGCCCAAGAGTATTTGCAGACGGCTGAGGGGGCTTATATCACTGATACCCTGCAACTTCCGAGCGGAGAATAGCCCAAAACCGCCCAAACACCCAAGGGGTCGGCCTAACCGCTGACCCCTTTTTTTTGCAATCTTTGTGCATGGCATCCGCAGAAACCGTAATCCTTGACCTCTACCGCACGGGCGAAATCCGAAAAGCCTGCCTCACCATCACGGGAGGCGACCCGCTTTGGCGGGACTTGGAGCAGGAATGCGTCCTTATCCTGCTGGAGAAAGACCCCGCCAAGATTCTGCAAATCCAGTCGCAGGGCTACTTCAAGTTCTATGTGGTGCGCCTTCTGCTCAACTTGTACCGAGGCAAGAACAACCAGTTCGCCCAAAAGTACCGTCATCATGACCTGCTGGAAGAACTGGACCCCGATTCGCCCATCCCCCAGTCCGAGTACAATTCGCTGATGGATGACCTTTGGGCCATTGCCGAGGCAGAGATGGACACATGGGCTAAGGACGGGGCGTTCCCCTATGACAAGGAACTGCTCCGCCTGCACCTACGGACGGGCAACATGAAGAAACTATCCCGTGACACAGGCATCCCCTACCGCTCCATCATTTACTCAATAGACCAAGCCAAGGCCAAAATCAAGGCCGCAATCCAAAACCATGGACACGCTGATATTTCCCCTGCTGATAAGTAGCCTGACCGCCCTTGCTATTGCGGAGTACCATGTCCTCCCGCAGGTTTGGTACAAGACCTGGTTCGCCCGTCACAAGCCGTTCTCCTGCGTCACCTGCCTCACTTTTTGGGTGGCGGTGACCCTGACCGTGCCCACCTGCGGATGGGTCCTCGCTCCCGTTTACGGCCTCGCATCGGCGGGGTTGACCGTTGTCATCCTCCAAGTCACGAACCGATGACCCAAGACGAGTTCATTCTTGCAACCAAGCACCGCCACTATTGGGAGCAATATCAGGCCGCCCTGTTCATGCGGCTCTCCCCCGAAGCGGTCCACGATTTGCAGACCATCCTCGTCGCCCACGGCAGACCGAACACAAATTGGTGGTGTGCGGACTGCGTAAAATCGGCTCTCCAATACATTTACCAAGAGGCGGACCAGTTCGCCGAAGCCAACCAGCAGACCGTTACCCATGCCCTCAACAACCCCAACCCGTGACCAGTTCCAAACCTATGCCGACTACGGCGAAGGTGTGCGCAACAACGCCAAGCGGGGCATTGAACTTAACGAACGCAATGGCAACAAGTGCGCAACCCAAACTGGTAAGGTCCGAGCGCAGCAACTCGCCAACGGTGAGGGGATTTCCCTTGAAACCGTTAAACGGATGCACTCCTACCTTTCACGGGCAGAAACCTACTACGACAACGCCGATTCTACCAGCGACTGTGGCTACATCTCCTACCTCCTTTGGGGTGGCAAAGCGGCCCTTGGGTGGAGCAGGAATAAACTCCGAGAACTTGGCGAACTCAACTAAAGCCCCCAACGAAGAGGCCCAAGTCCAAGCCCGCATGGATTCGCTGATGATGGTCATCACGACCCTCTGCGACTGCATTGGTGCGGTGGACGATTCCAACTCGCCCAACGCCTTTGCGGTGAAGATGAAAATCGTGGACAAGATTGACGAACTCATTGACAAAATAGAATACTGATGGGAGCAGGAAGGCCACGGGTATTTGCGAACCCCCAAGAACTTTGGGAAGATTTCAGCGAGTATTGCGTCAATACAAAGAAGCAACCCATCCTTGTAAAAGATTGGATTGGCCCCAAAGCCGTGGAGGTCTTTCGGGAAAAAGAAGCACCATTGACCATGGAGGGGTTTAAATTGCACCTTTGGGACAAGGGTATTGCTGATGGGGGGAGGGACTATTTTAACAACAAAGGGGGAGCATATGAAGAATTTACCGCAATCTGCCAGCGCATAAAGGAAGCCATCCGAGCCGACCAAATCAAGGGAGGCATGGCGGGCATTTACAACCCCTCCATCACCCAGCGATTGAACGGCTTGGTGGAAAAGCAGGAAACGAGTATCACGATTGAGCAACCCCTCTTCGGGGATGGACTTTAAGTACACCACCGCTATCAAAAAAATTCGGGCGATGACCGCTCGGAAGAAAGTTATCCAAGGTGGCACAAGTGCGTCCAAGACCTTCGGCATCCTTGCGGTCCTCATTGACCACGCCGCTCGGTTTCCTAAGTCGGAAATATCGGTGGTCAGCGAATCCGTCCCTCACCTACGACGGGGGGCCATCAAGGACTTCGCCAAGATTATGCAATGGACCCACAGGTGGGTTCCAGACCGCTGGAACAAGACCCTACTGCAGTACAACTTCGCCAACGGGTCCACGATTGAGTTCTTTTCCGCTGATTCCGAAGCCCGCCTCCGAGGGGCAAGGAGGCAGGTACTCTACATAAACGAGGCGAACAACATTGACTTTGACTCGTACTACCAGTTGGCCATCCGTACCAGCCAAGAAATCTACATTGACTTCAACCCCACCCACGAATTTTGGGCGCATACCGAGGTCTTGCCCGAAACCGATGCCGAGTTCCTCATCCTGACCTACCAAGACAACGAAGCCCTTCCTGATACGATTCGGAACGATATTGAACTAAACCGAGACAAAGCCGAAACCTCCGCCTATTGGGCCAACTGGTGGAAGGTGTATGGGTTGGGTCAAGTCGGGACGCTGCAAGGGGCTATCTACGGGGACTACACGGTGGTTGAGGGTATTGACCCATCCACGATGAAATTCGTCGCCTACGGCCTTGACTGGGGGTTCAGCAACGACCCTACGGCCTTGGTCGCCGTGTACCGCAGGGGTGACGACTTGTTTATTCATGAGTTGCTCTACCACCGTGGACTGACCAACTCCGACATCGCCGTCCGACTGAAAGAGTTCGGCATTACAAGGGCGTGGGAGATTGTGGCCGATTCTGCAGAACCGAAGAGCATTGAGG